GGCACCTTCGCCGACGCCAGCACCAACTCCAGCTCCAACTGAAGCACCAACGCCTGCTCCAACTCCAGCCCCAACAGCAGCACCTTCGCCAACACCTGCGCCAACTCCAGCTCCAACTGAAGCACCAACGCCTGCTCCAACACCGGCACCAACTCCGGCACCAACTGAAGCACCTACACCGGCACCTACACCTGCTCCAACCCCAGCGCCGACACCGGCACCAACACCAGCACCTACACCTGCTCCAACTGAAGCACCTACACCGGCGCCAACCCCTGCTCCAACCCCTGCTCCAACCCCAGCGCCGACACCGGCACCAACGCCGGCACCAACACCAGCACCTACACCTGCTCCAACTGAAGCACCTACACCGGCGCCAACCCCTGCGCCAACTCCTGCTCCAACGCCGGCGCCAACTCCTGCTCCAACGCCGGCGCCAACTCCTGCTCCAACACCGGCACCAACTCCTGCTCCAACGCCAGCACCTACACCAGCACCACCGTCGGCGTCACTACCATCTTGGAATTCTGGCGGTGGATTTGATAATAACGTAATATCAACATATGTTGACACAACATGCTCCGGTGCATCAGCTGCAGCTTACCTCTATGTAAATGCGGACGGGACGATTGTGTATAATGATGGATTAGGTAACGTTTCACATACATGGTTATTGTCTGGAAACGCAAGTGATCACTACTTTAGATTTGATATTGATGTACAAAGCGGATCATTTACTGGTAACGCAACTGGAACAAATCTGCAGATGAACACAAACTATCTCTTCTATGTAACTGCTGATGCAACATGCAATGGCGGTGGTGTAACAAGTACAGTACAAGGAACATGGAGTTTCAGAGATTCTGGTGACAATGTAATAGTAAGCAAGTCATTTAAAATGGAAGCATACGCAATTAGTGATGCATAATTTACTAAGATTAAACGGATAAGAAATGTTATACAAAGTAGCAATTAAAATACAGGACGTCGAAGCTTTAGAAAATCGAGTTATCGAAATCGCGTCGAAAGAAGATTTTCCTCAAGTAGTACAAAATATTCGTGATGAATTTGACAATAAAGTTATGTACATAAAAATGGCGTTAACTTCTCCATCATCTTAAATGTATAACAGAGTCTTGATGGCTTAGTTTATAAATAAAGATAAAACGAGGAGTGGAAGTCCATCATGGCTCAACCTGAATCAAGAGAAGAATTTAAAGATTACGTACTTCGTAAACTCGGCTCTCCTGTCATCGAAATCAACGTATCCGATGAACAGGTTGAGGACCGAATTGATGAAGCCGTATCTTTTTGGCGCGATTATCACTATAATGGTAGCCAACTCGTCTATCTGAAACACCAGATTACTGCAAAAGACGCTGAGCGCGGCTATATCGATCTTCCAAAAGGATTGCTCGGTATCTCTGGTGTATTCAATCTTACGACGAGCATCTCAACAGGTTCAGGTATCTTCAACGTTCAATATCAATTCGTATTGAATAATATTCAAGATATCACCGGCTATAATATTCAGAACTATTACATGACGATGTCACACCTTGAGTTTCTTCAAGAGATTCTCGTAGGTAAACCACATATTCGTTATAACAAACACGTCAATCGCCTCTACATCGACGTAGATAAGAACTTCTTAACACCGGGCGAGTACATCATAGTCGAAGCGTATGACGTCATCGATCCAGATACATATCCTGACGTATGGGGCGATCGTTGGTTACAAAACTACGCCGCCGTATTAGTTCGCGAAGCATGGGGTTTAAACCTGACGAAGTTTAATAACATGCAACTCGTCGGAGGTGTCATGTTCAATGGTGAGCAAATTCTTTCTGAAGCACGCGCTGACAAAGAGAAAATGGAAGAAGATGCCATAATGAAATTGCAGCCATTGACTTACAACTTTATTGGATAATACGTGTGAAGCATGGCTACAAGTGTATTCTTCAATAACTATAATAACTTCAACGAACAGAACTTAATTGACGATCTCGTCATTGAGTCGATTCGTATCTACGGTATTGACTTAGTCTACATCTCACGTTCACTCGGTGCTGTTGATAATATCTTAAACGAAGACGACTTGCCTGCTTACGACGAGGTGTACGAGTTCGAAGCTTACATCAAGAATGTCGATGGATTCGAAGGTGAAGGAGACTTCCTCAGCAAGTTTGGCTTACAGATTCGCGACTCAATTACATTTACAGTTGCGAATCGAACATTCCAGAAGTATGTCACGAAAGAAAATTATCAGAAGGTTCGTCCATTAGAAGGCGACCTCATTTATTTTCCTTTGAACGAGAAGATGTTCGAGATTAAATTCGTAGAACACGAGAGCGTATTCTATCAGACAGGTGCTCTCCAAGTTTATGATATGAAGTGTGAACTCGTTGAATACTCGAATCAGAGATTCTTAACTGGTCGCGAAGAGATTGACAACTACTTCAAGGCGATGAACACCGACATCCTCACCGCGAACACGAACACACTCACTAAATTGAATACGATCGATCCTATTGCGAAGAACAAATTCTTCGAGCAAGAAGGCGACCTCATCGTCGACTTCACAGAAGTCGATCCATTCAGTGAAAATATCACAATACCGGATTAATCATGGCGATCGCAAATTATTTCTATAACGCGACAATACGTAAGTACGTAGCTTTATTCGGCACGTATTTCAATCAGCTTACGATTGAGCGTAGAGATAACAGTAATGTTCTCGTTCAGAGAATGATTGTTCCTATCTCCTATGCACCGTGGCAGAAGGTTCTATCTCGCATCACTCAAGATCCTAACTTAGATCGAAAGTCAGCGATCACTCTTCCAAGAATGTCTTTCGAAATGACTTCGATGACATACGACGGTGAGAGAAAGATTTCTCCTACGATGAAGATTCGAAAGAATCTCAACGCGAACTCAGACGCAGGCAACACATATATTCACGCAGGTGTTCCTTATAATATTGAATTCTCTCTTTACATCATGGCGAAGTACAACGAAGACGCCGTAAAGATCGTAGAACAGATACTTCCCTTCTTTAATCCAGACTTCACCAGCACTGTTCGTATGATCGATGGTATCGATCCAGTTGATATACCATTAATTCTGAACAGCGTGGTCTCAGAGGACATATACGAAGGCGCCTATGATGAGAGAAGAAGTGTTGTCTATACTTTGAACTTTACTATGAAAGCTTGGTTCTTCGGACCAGAGAAACAGAAGTCTGTCATCAAGTTCGTAGATGTACGTATGGCTACCGATACAGCAGCCAACACACCATTCTCACAAACTTATACCGTTCAACCCGGCCTCACCGCGAACGGCGAGCCAACAACTGACATCAACGAAACAGTGAATTACAGTCTCATCGAATTTGATGACGATTGGGATTACATTACGATTAAGACTGGAGAATAATTCTTCATGAAACCGTTAAACTTTAAATTTTTCATGAGTGAAGAAGCCGGTCTCGGACTCACAGTCTTTGATCTTGACGAGACTTTGTTTCACACCTATGCTCAAGTCAAAGTGTTAAAAGGTGGAAAGGAAATTGCTTCACTCAATAATCAAGAGTTCAATCACTATCGATTGAAACCAGGTGAAGAGTTTGACTTCGGTGAGTTCCGTAGCGCCGAGATCTTTGCAAAGACTTCGACACCTGTCGCGAAGATGATTGGTAAGGCAAAGGCGATTATTCGTAACGCAGTCGCGAAAGGCTCAAAGGTTATCATCTCAACAGCTCGTAAAGACTTTGACAACCGTGACTTGTTCTTAAGTTCTCTCGAAGCTCACGGTATCGATACTAAGAACATACATGTCGAGAGAGCTGGTAATTTAAATCTTGGCTCATCACCAAAGAATAAGAAAGCGATCTTCCGTAAGTATTTAAGAAGCGGTCTCTATAAACGAGTTCGCTTCTTTGACGACGACATGAATAACATAAATAGCTTCATGTCTCTAGCGAAAGAATATCCAAACATTTCATTCGAGGCTTGGCACGTTCAAAAGGATGGTTCAATCAAGAAAATTTGAGGTAAATATTATGAGAGTTGGTTTTACGTGTAGTACATTTGATTTACTTCACGCTGGTCATGTGCAGATGTTAAGAGAAGCAAAGGCTCAGTGTGATTACTTAATATGTGGTCTTCAGTTTGACCCAAGTCTAGATCGCAAAGAAAAAAATTCTCCAGTACAATCTATCGTCGAGCGATATGCTCAGCTGAAAGCAGTCAGCTACGTAGATGAAATTATTCCATACGCCACGGAGAAAGATCTCGAAGATATCCTCGAGATGTATCATATTGACGTAAGAATCTTAGGTGAAGAATATCGTGACAAGGACTTCACCGGAAAAGACATTTGTCGTCGTAGAGATATTGAGCTTTATTTCAATAAGAGAGATCATCGTTTTAGTAGCAGTGACTTGAGAAGAAGAGTCGCGGAAAGAGAAAAACAAAATGAGTAATGATAAGATAGCTTCGACATTAGGTTTAAGACCTCTCGCAGATGTTCGTGAAGAACAGGCTGAGACTCTACCTGCTGTAGTTGAAACAAAAGATCAACTTCCGGTTGCGCAAGAAGCAGACCCTAATGTTGAAGAAAACTTAAGAGACATCGAGCTCGCGAAGTCGAATATTCAAAACATCATTGAATTAGGTGACGACGCCGTAAAAGAGATGGTCTCCATCGCTAAGCAGTCTGAGTCTCCACGCGCCTTTGAAGTCGTCTCGACTCTGATGAAGACTTTACTAGACGCGAACCGTGACTTCGTAGAGGTTTCTTCAAAGAAGAGATTCGCGAAAGAAGAAGCAAATGGTGGTAAGAAAGAAACAAACGTCACGAATAATAACCTTATTATATCTACGGCCGACCTGCTTAAGATGATTAAGGACGGTAATGCCTAATGATTGACGGTGGCTATCTTGGCAACCAACACTTAAAGAAGAGCGGGCAGGAAATTGAATGGACTCCCGATCTTCTGAAGGAGTTCATGAAGTGCGCGAGTGATCCCACTTACTTCGCCACTAAGTATATTAAAATTGTACACGTTGACAAAGGTCTTATGCCTTTTAACATGTACCCTTACCAAAAAGAAATCGTTCAGAAGATTACAAATAATCGTAGAGTCGCGGTTCTCACGGCCCGTCAGAGTGGTAAGACTACAACTGCGGTTGCTGTTATCCTTCACTATATTCTCTTTAATGAATTCAAGACAGTCGCCATTCTAGCAAATAAAGGCGACGCTGCTCAGGAAGTCTTAAGTCGTATTCAACTTGCCTATGAAGCTCTTCCACACTGGTTACAACAAGGTGTTGAGGAATGGAATAAGAGAAGCATCGCTCTTGAGAATGGCTGTAAGATTTATGCCGGAACAACGACATCTTCGGCTATTCGCGGTAAGTCAATCTCGCTCTTGTATCTCGATGAGGTGGCCTTCATTGAAGGTTACGACGAATTCTTCGCCTCGGTTTACCCAACGATCTCATCGGGCGACACCACGAAGCTTTTGATGACTTCGACACCAAATGGTTTAAATCACTTCTATAAGACTTGTAAAGGTGCCGAAGAAGGTACCAATGGTTACGAGTTTGTCAAAGTCATGTGGCATGACGTTCCTGGAAGAGACGAGAAGTGGAAACAGGAAACGCTCGAAGCTCTTGACTATGACGAACAAAAGTTTGCTCAAGAATACGAGTGTATGTTCTTAGGTAGCTCGGGAACTCTTATTAGTGGTGCTAAACTAAAAGAACTGGTCTACTCAAGACCTATTGAGCAGAAAGATGGTTTGACACAATACGAACGAGCAATCGAGAATCATAGCTATGTTCTTATCGCTGACGTTTCTCGTGGAAAGGGACTCGACTACTCGACGTTTAATGTAATAGACATTAGTTCGATGCCTTATAAACAGGTCTGTGTCTTTCGAGATAATTTTATCGGGCCCGTTGATTTTGCCTCGGTTATATATAGAATCGGATTGATGTATAACGAAGCTGCAGTTCTCGTTGAGATTAACGACATCGGTGAGCAAGTATCAGACGTACTCTTAATGGACTATGGTTATGAGAATCTGATGTACACGGAAAACGCCGGAAGATTTGGAAAACGAATATCGAGCGGCTTCGGAAAAGGTGTAGATAACGGTGTAAGAACAACCAAGAGAGTCAAATCTATAGGATGTTCTCTCTTGAAGATGCTAATCGAGCAGAACCAGTTAATCATACAAGACTTCAATACCATACAGGAACTATCACGTTTTTCAAAGAGAGGACCTTCTTTTGAAGCGGAGTCTGGATCTCACGACGACTTGGTCATGAATTTAGTACTTTTTGCGTGGCTTACGGATCAGGGTTTCTTTAAAGACCTCACGAATATTAACACGCTAATGAAATTAAGAGAAAAAACTGAAGAAGAAATTGAACAGGATCTCTTACCTTTTGGATTTATTGATGTAGGCGATGACACAGAAGATGAAAATAATTTTGAAACGTTGAGACGAGGATGGCAAATCTGATTAAGTCCTTCAATTTTATAAATAAAAACAGTGATAACTGAAAAATACGTTTTAAAATAGATAATCATTAAAGGAGAAAAATATGGCTTTTTCCGTAAGTCCTTCCGTAATTATTCGTGAAGTAGACGCTTCAGCAGCGGTACCAGCCATCGCGACACCACCTGCAGCAATCGCTGGTGTTTTTAGATGGGGTCCTGTAAACGAAGCAGTCCTCGTTTCATCTGAAAACGAACTCGTCAGTCGCTTTGGAACACCAACAGATAACAACTACGAAACATTTTTCGTCGCGGCAGATTACCTGTCGTACGCAAGTGCTCTTTTCGTAGCTCGTGTTGATAACGGTGCCGACAAGGCTTCTGCATCAGACACATCTAACGCTAACTCAGCACTTCATACTTTCGGCGCGTTTGACGCCAAGTATCCTGGTGCTCTTGGTAACGCGATTGATGTTGCATATGTAAAAGGTACGAGCTTCGATGCTGACCTTCTTGCTGTTGGAGATATTCCAGCTGACAAGATTACAGATGCAAATACTTCTCAGACCTTTGCATTCAACTCAAGTGTACTTGAGTTTGAAGTAGCTCCAGCCGATAGAATTACTGCTCTCGCAGCAAATGATACGCTCGTAATTGGTAACGACTCAGTAGGTTACCAGAGCTTAACAGTTGTTTCTGTTACCGAAGCTGCTCTTGCAGCTAACGGCGCAGCAGAAGCAAATACAGCAGCTGCGGCAGCGTTCTCATATGACATCACTCTTGCTGGTAAGTATACACTCGCAGAAACAGATCCAAACAAACTTTCACTTGAGAAGAAGTGGAAGTATGCATCACTGTTCGGCAGAGCACCAGGCGCCAATAACTATCACGTCGCAGTGGTAGACAGAACAGGTGCAATCTCTGGAACAGCTGGTTCAGTCATTGAGATCTTTGAGAACTTATCAACAAGCCCATCAGCCGTTCTACAAGACGGAAGAACAAACTACTACGTAGATGTTCTTGAGAATTCTTCTTCATGGGTTGATGTTGCAAATACATCTCACTTTGAAGGCTTAACATCATCATACGAGTCACTCGCAGGTGGTACAGATGGTACATCAGAGGCGACAACGAGCTTAGCTGCTCTC